CGTATAGGTCTGCTATACTTTATTCATTATGATTTACATTGACCACAAATATATTCGCCTTCTTTCTTCACAGTTGGAACACTTCAAACAGAAGTCCGACGAGTTATACAATTTTCGGTGCCCCGTGTGTGGCGATTCCGAAAAGAACAAATACAAAGCCCGCGGTTATGTGTTTCGCAAAAAAGAATCTCTGATCTACAAATGCCACAACTGCGGCGACAGTCGTTCATTAGGCAATCTCATTAAGCATATTGACTCTACGCTATATGGGCAATATATAATGGAACGATACAAGTCAGGTGTAAGCTCTCCTAAAACACCTGATGATTCAAAACCAGAATTTCAATTCGATGCCCCGGTATTCGCAAAGCATTCCCCAGGGAAATTGCTTGCAAGTATTGGGGCTTTTCGTTTATCAACTTTACCAGACGATCATGTGGCTAACCAGTTTGTCAAAAACCGAAAACTCCCCTCCGACTCGACGAGGGGATTGTATTATATCGACGACGAAGAAAAGCTAGAATTATTATCCCCTAAGTATAAAGATAGAATTACAGGGCATTGCGAAAGATTGTTATTGCCGTTCTGTGATATAGAGGGAAATATGACAGGGCTGACAGGTAGAGCCCTTGACGACGACAAAGGGTTGCGCTATCTTGCATTGAAATTCAATGCCGAAAATCAACCTTTAATTTTTGGATTGGAGAAATGGAATGGACGAAAATCAACTATCGTGGTTGAGGGAGCCCTTGATTCGCTTTTTCTTCGGAATGCTATCGCTGTGGGCGGTTCTGACTTTAGCCGGCTTGATGGGTTGGTCGAGAAAGATACTACAACGATTGTCTTTGATAACGAACCGAGAAACAAAGAAATAGTAAACCTAATGGCCAAGATAATTAAGGCTGGATGGGCTATTTGTATCTGGCCAGAAAATATTTTAGAAAAAGATATTAACGACATGGTGCTTGCAGGACGGACCGCCGAAGAAGTTGAAGGCGTGATAAATAGGAATAAATTCACAGGACTACAGGCCAAATTTAAATTGAATGGATGGAAAAAATGCTAATGGATGATATGAATGTTGAATTAGTTGACCATATGGGATCTGATCTTACTGTAGTCAATGCAGCCAGAGTCAGTTTCAATAAGCAGAGTGGGGAATTTAAAAAGGGAGACGAGAAATTAATCAAATACTTGGCTCGCCATAATCATTGGACTCCTTTCGGTCATTGTACTCTACAGTTTAGAATTAAAGCTCCTATTTTTGTAGCCCGCCAGTTAGTAAAACATCAGGTCGGTCTTACTTGGAATGAAGTTAGTCGGAGGTATGTCAAAGACGAGGCTGAGTTTTTTATGCCAGAATCATGGCGAGCTAATCCAGAGAATGCAAAACAAGGTTCTTCCGAGTCTGATAAGATTGAACATTTAAATGAAAAGGGACATATTGAAGACAATGTAATGTTGCTATATATGAAAGCGAATAGTCTATATAAACAGATGTTAGATGCGGGTGTATGTGCCGAGCAGGCTAGAATGGTTCTTCCCCTTAGTTCATTTACTGAGTGGTATTGGACTGGAAGTTTATATGCCTTTGCGCGGGTCTGTAATCTCAGATGCGCTAAGGATACGCAAAAAGAAACGCGGTATATTGCAAATAAAATTTCAGAGAAGGCACAAAATATTTTTCCTGTGTCTTGGAAATATTTAAGAGGAGAACCTAAACATAATGACAACGACAGCATCGGCAGTAGAAGTAGCAGCAGTAAAGTATAATACACTCCCCACAACATATCAGCAGTATATCCATCTGTCAAGATATGCGCGTTGGCTGCCCGAAGAGAGTAGACGAGAAACTTGGGATGAAACGGTAACAAGATATTTCGATTTTTTTGAATGGCATCTTAAAGAGTTTACAAAAGGTAAGCTCACAAAGAATGAACGAGAAGAATTAGAACAGGCAGTATTAAAACTTGAAGTAATGCCATCTATGCGTTGTCTAATGACGGCTGGTGAAGCCCTGGCGCGTGAGAATATTGCTGGCTATAATTGTTCATATGTTGCTGTTGATTCTCCTCGCGCATTTGACGAGATTCTTTATATTCTAATGAATGGCACCGGCGTTGGATTTTCTGTAGAACGTCAGGCTGTAAATCAGCTTCCCCTCGTCGCAGAAGAATTTCATCCAACAGACACTTCTATCATTGTGCCCGACAGCAAATTAGGTTGGGCAAAAGCCCTCAAAGAATTGGTGGCTATGCTCTATAGTGGGCAGATTCCGACCTGGGATCTTTCTCGTATTCGACCAGCAGGTGCGCCTTTGAAAACATTCGGAGGAAGAGCTTCTGGTCCACAGCCTCTTGATGATCTGTTCCATTTTGCTGTTCGTATTTTCTCGGGTGCAGCAGGGCGAAGGCTAACTTCATTAGAATGCCATGACTTGGTTTGTAAGATTGCAGAGATTGTCGTGGTCGGCGGGGTTCGACGCTCTGCACTTCTTTCACTTTCTAATCTATCCGATGAACGAATGCGCCATGCAAAGAGTGGGCAATGGCAGGGTACAGAATCACAGCGGGCTCTTTCTAATAACTCTGCTGCATATACAGAGAAGCCTGATATTGGGATCTTCATGGCCGAATGGCTTTCATTATATGATAGCAAAAGCGGAGAGCGAGGAATTTTCTCTCGAATTGCATGTCAAGAGCAAGCAGCGAAAAGTGGTCGCCGTGATCCTGAACATGAATTTGGTACGAATCCTTGTTCCGAGATTGTTCTTCGGTCAAAGGAATTCTGCAACCTTTCTGAAGTTGTAATTCGACCCAAAGATACAATGGCTATTCTTAGAGATAAGGTTCGTCGCGCAACTATTTTAGGTACAATTCAGGCTACACTCATGAATTTTAGATATATAGGTAGTGGGTGGGGGAAAAACTGTGAAGAGGAGAGATTGCTTGGTGTGAGTCTTACTGGAATCATGGATAATGTATTAACGAATGGAAAGAAAGATGGCTTGCCTAAGCGGCTTGAAGAACTCAAGTCAATTGCAATTGAAACAAATAAAGACTGGGCTAAAAAGCTCGGCATTAATCAATCGGTTGCAATCACTTGTGTCAAGCCTTCGGGAACTGTATCACAGCTTGTTGATGCTTCTAGTGGTATACATGCTCGCCATAATCCTCACTACATACGCACTATTCGTGCTGACAAAAAAGATCCTTTGGCCAAGATGATGGTCGAAGCTGGATTTCCAGTAGAAGATGATGTTATGCAACCCGACCACAACTATGTTTTTTCGTTCCCAATGGAAGCACCACAAGAAGCTATATTTAGAACTGACTTGACAGCCATCGAGCAGCTAGAACATTGGCTGACATATCAACGCCATTGGTGTGAACATAAACCTTCATGCACCGTATCGGTAAAAGAAGATGAATGGATCAAAGTCGGGGCATGGGTATATGAGCATTTCGATGAGATGAGCGGAGTGTCTTTTCTACCATTCACAAATCATATATACAAACAAGCACCCTATACGGATTGTGACAGAAAGGACTACACAGCCGCAAAAAATAATATGCCAACAGATGTAGATTGGATGCTCTTGGCTAATTATGAATCTAGCGATCAAACTATAGGTTCTCAAGAATTGGCGTGTAGTGCTGCAACGGGATGTGAGATATAAATGGAAGTTATACCAGAAGAAGAATTGTCAGTAGAAATTCTTGACTGTAGAAATTGTGAAGCTCAATATAGTATTTTATTAGGCGAAGATTTTCTACATGAGAATTCACACTATTGTCCATTTTGTGGCGACTATAATGTGAGGGAAGATAAGTTATGATAATTGCAGGAATTGACTATTCTTTATCATGCCCAGCCATATGCATACATGATACTCAAAAGGGAAAATTCTCATTCGAGACTACCTATCATTATTTTAGATCTAATCTCAAAAAATATGATAAGTTTCATGAAGGTAGACTTTGGGGAGAGAATCATGGTCAATGGAAATCAGATGAAGACCGATATGATGATATTGCTACCTGGGCATTAGATATTCTTACGTCTATTCATAAAGTTGATAAAGCATTCTTAGAAGGTTATTCATATGGCTCTACTGGGAAGGTATTTCATATTGCAGAAAATACAGCAATTCTTAAATATAATTTATGGGATGAGAAGCTGGAGTTTGATATTATTCCCCCGACAGTAATTAAAAAGTTTGCGACAGGAAAGGGGAATGCGAACAAGGAGAAGATGTATGAAGCATTTGTTAAGGAGAACCCTGGTGTGGATTTACGCTCGGACCTTACTCCTAGGTCAAGTAATGTTATTAGCCCTGTTAGTGATATTGTTGATGCGTACTTTATAGCTAAGTATGGGCTTAGTGTTTAATAAGGATATTCTTATTAAAGGATGCTTTAGTATAGGCTATTCTTTTAGTCGGCTACACCTTATATATCCTTTGGGCACACGTTTTTGAGCAACCAATTTTAAAATAGTTTTATAGCGAACTCACTATAAATGGGTTTTATAGCGAACTCACTATAAATGGGTTTTATAGCGAACTCACTATAAATGGGTTTTATAGCGAACTCACTATAAATGGGTTTTA